CTCTTCACCCCTCGCCCCATCTCCTTCAACAGAGCTACCAGAAGCATCTACATTCACAACAATATTACCAACACCTCCAGAAGCTTCAACTCCAAGTCTTCCACCAGCACCTCTCTTCAATGGCATGACTGCCTCCGGGCCTGCTTCTCCCATAAGCCCCATACCATCTGCCATTGGGAATACTGTAGGTCTTGTGACTATACCTCCATTTCTATATGGTACGATTTTGTTACCAGCAAAGACGTTACCTTTAGCACTTGGTTTGAGTTTAGGGAATAATCCAAAGAATAAAGGCTGTACAACAGCGTATCTTATAAGCATCCTTGTCAAATCAGAAATTATAGAATTAGCTAAATCTTTGAAGTTTAATTTGCCTGTCTTTACAAAATTCACTAAAGCATCTTCCATTGCTGTAAAAGCATTTACAAATGCTTGTTCTGCTTGTTTAGCTATATCAAAAGCACTTTTAGCAAATTGACCAAGAGTTCCCTCTTTGTCTTTACCTACACTTTGTAATCCTTTTGGCTCATCACCTTTTCCAAAACTATCATTCTTATCTCTAAGTCCAAAAGGATCATAATCAAATATTTCTGCATATGCTTCCATGTTAAGCATAAATTGATCTCGTGTATCTTTCAAACCTTTGGTAATTATCTCTTGCGCTCCTTTAAAATCAAACGTTAATATTTTGTACATTATTGTGTAGTAATCATATAAAGATCTGGTTAAAAATCTCACTCCTTCAACAACAGTAAATAAGACTGCTGCTAAAGTTTGAACAAGTTTTGCAAAAAATTTCATTACTGGTTCGGCTTTAATAATACCTTGAACCATATCCGCAAACGATTTTTGGAACACAGCACCAATAGGCTGAACAACCTCACCAACTTCAGCTTTTAAAACTTGCATTGTAGTCCTTAATCTCTCCCCTGCATCAGCAGAAGAATTTGCAATATCTAATGCTGTTTGTGCAAAGTCTACATTTAATTTTTCTGCAAATTTAATAACTTGATCTAGACCAACGACACCATCTCTTAAATCTTTTTGTAGATCTTGCAAACTACTACCATTAGCTTCTGCAAATTTCACAACAGCACCAGCTAGTCTTTCACCTAACTGACCTTGTAATTCTTCAGCAGATACCTTACCTTTACCAAAAATCTGCGACATAGCTCGAATCGCAGACTGTACGTCTTCCGCATTACCACCAGTTGCCTTAATAGCGTTTGATACACCAAGAAAGACCTCTTCTGCATCTTCTATAGTTCCACCAGCACCAAGTACAGATGCAGCTAAAGTTGTAAATTGTTTTGTAGATGCTGCTAACGGAACATTTAACTTTATAGATGTATCTCTAATTATTTTTAATCCCTTTTCGTAAGTCTTTTGATCTTTGGTGACACCTTTTAAGGCTATTCTTAATTTTTCTATTTGTGCATAATAATTAGCAGCATCATTCGCATACCTAGCAAATCCAATAGTAGCATCTATTCCAAGACCAATACCAGCACCAGCTAGACCACCCATCATAGTGCCAGTTTTTAGATAGCCTGCTGCCATTCCAGTTTGTGCGCCAGCAGGCAAAAATCTACCTATAGAAGCACCTAAAGCAGTTCCACCCCCTGCCCTAGCTCCAGCCTTTAACTGGTTAAAGAATCCACCCGATGTCGATTGTTTACCTATCAACTTGTCGTACTTAGCTGATAACTTATCTATCTCTTCCCCAAGTCTCTTGTAGGCAGCACTTCCAATACCAACATTGTTTTTAAGTTGTTTTAATGCAGCTATTTGTTTATTAAATGTATTTACACTTCGTTCACCTCTTCTGTCATAAGCTTTTATTGACTTAATCGTCTTATTTAACTCTTGTGGAGTTAGACCAATATTCTTGTTTAATTTTACAAAAGTAGAAGAAAGTTTACCTACGCTCGCTATACCATCAATCTTTACAACTATTTTTTCTATGTTGACATTTTTAGCCACTACTTCTTCTCCTTATTAAATTCTTTCAACACAACTGATTCCATAAGTTGTAAACCTTCTAGCATTTCTTTGCGGTTATCTACATGATAGAGGTCAAACAGTCCTCCATCAAGTAATAAAACCTCGTACTTTAATCCTACTACACCTCCAAAGGTTGTGTCCCATTGTGTACTACATCGTTGGAACATCATTACAATATCCCAATTTTCTTGAAAGACTACAAAGTCTTCTTTTTCCTCTGGTTGCTTCTCTATCTGAATACCAAAAGCTGCTGCGTCTTTTTGTGTTTCATCAATAACTTGTTTGCCACCCGAAGCCCAATATAAGGCAGCATCAATTAGTTTCCCGATTGTGCATTGGCATAGAATTGTTTAAAAGCTTCTAAAACACCAGCAACAAAATCAATGTCTTCTGCAAATTCTTTTAAAGTTTTATCGCTAAATAAAATAGGTGTGCCATCTTCTTCGTCAACATCATTCCAACCAACTAATACTTTTTTTAAAGCATCAAACTCAGATTCAGAATCAAAAGTGTCTAACTCTTTTCTTGATAATCTTCTAAATTGACCAGTAAAAGTAGAAGTTTCAAACTCACCAACTTTTGTCTCGCTTGGTCTTTTAATTTCTACAGGCCAAGGGTAGACCTTGGTCTTTTTTCTAACAAATGCCATAAATAAAAATATATACTTTCTTACTCTACCTCAGTAGTCAATACTTAGTCAGTATCTATGTGTAAACTAAGCTCATTTCGTCACCTGATGTGCTAGGTACAAGTGTGTATGGTATTTCAAGCATTGTAACTCCATCCATTTCACCATAATTCACATCTCCAATATCAACCTTGCTGCTTGTGAATTGAACAATGTTCCCTGCTTGAGTTCCATGTGTTACTTGCAAGTTTCCAAGAGTGTAGTCTATTAATGCTGCACTAAAATAATCTTTTTGTGCAAGAGTAGGTGCTTCCATTGTTACCGATCCTGTTGCTGCTCTATCTGTAAGCAATACTTCTTTTGTGCCACCAACAAGTTCTCTATAGACAAGAGTATTACCAACATCAAGTGTAAGTGACTGTAAAGCTCCAGCAAAAGAATATAACTGGAAGTTGGTAGTATTACCATTCTTAAAGATTAGAGGAGTTGCCTGATTCCCATAAGAAACTGTTGGTAATGCACTATCAGTTGGAGTTGCATAAACACCAGTAAAGTTGAAATCAATAGTTGGAATCTCACCTACAGATGCGTTGATTGAGAAACTGCCTCGACAACCAGAAACAATATGCCTTACACCATCTATGTTGTAGTGAATTGTTATAGAACTAAAGCTGCTTGATACAGGTGCGTAAGTAACGCTTGTGTTACTTACAATGCTTTCGCTAAACCCACAGGCTTTGAGGGCATCTCCGTACCGGGGCGCAGCACCGGCTGTCCCAGATCCAGCAAGTTCTACAGAAAATGTACACTCAACTCTGGTGTTTGCTAATAGCTGCTCAGATGCACCTAAAAAAGGTCTGACAACATCTCTATTAACAACGTCACTTGATTGCGGTGTAATACTTAGATCTCGTACTAAAACAACTGTTGAAGAAGCCATGCCCGGATCAGTACCATAGCTACTTTCCGCTTCAATCAGAATTACTCTCTTTCGTGTCAGTAGTGCCATCTTTTTTTACCTCTGTAGGGGGTTCAGCTTGTGTTGTTTGTTGAACTAGCTTTGCTTTGCCAGTTTTCGGGTTCAGTATGTAAGTACCGCCCTCATTTGGAATTTCAAACTCCATAATAAACAATCAGGGTTGTTAGGGTTACAGTTACATTGTAAATCATGTTGATAAATCGTTATAACTACTCCTGTAATCTACTTCATATTCGCATGAGATTATCCCTGCTGGTTGATCTGCCTCAACAACATCAAATGTTACTGTGGCTGGTCTTACGTCAATCGCAAGTCCTCCTAAAGTAGGATCGTTAACGACTTTAGTATGAAGACTCTCAACTGTTGCATCTGCTGAAGTGTCAGGAGTTTGTGATCTAACAACAACAACTATTCTTACTCTTAATGTCCAATCTATTTTTAAATAAGTTGCACTATTAACAGTAGGTTCATCTGTAACAAACTCAATAACTAAAGAAGGTGATTCTTCTCTTGTCATAGGCTCGGCTCTGCTTCTATAAATGCGAGTTCCTACACCTGTAGTTCCAGTAAGATTTGTTTTGATTTTTGCTAATATCTGTTCTCTTTTACTAGCCATTTCAAACCTTCATTAATGAAATTACAGATAAAGTACCATCATCTATTTTCCTAGCACTCCTTACCTTGTATTTGACGTTGCTGACTTCTATTTGAGTGTCATATGCTAACGAACCAAGATCAGTTGTTTTAACTGTTAATTGATAATCAGTAGTCAATACACGATCATCAGCAACAATCTCGTCAGGCTGCTCTAAGATTCCTTTATAAGTTGCATTGTCATAGAATACACTCTCTGAAAAATCTCCAAAGAACGTATCTATATCCTCTTTAAAAGCCATGAGAAAAAAAAAGCCCTCGATTGAGGGCTACTTATTTAGCCGTACTTTTTAACACCAATTAAGTTGATGCTGAAAGTAAAGGTTGGTGATGATCCACCGATTGTCTGAACAATCTTAATGTAACGCTTGCACTCATCTTTGTTAATTGCAAGTGTTTGCATTGAAGCAGATCCAGTTACTTGTGTGAAAGTAGCACCAGATAAATC